GTCAGTTTAGTTTTATGTGCGATGGGCTCAAAGAAAATATAACGGATGCAGATGCATGGCTTGAGTCAAACCAAGTGGCCTCGTTAGTGCTACAGCCTAGCTTTCCTGACTTAGTCGATGGATCAGTGAATTACCACGCTGATTATGTTCGCCCAGATTGGTCAAGCAAATTAAACAAAGTGGCGCAAATAGGACGCCACGTATTCTACAGGTAGTCGCCAGTCCTAATCATTTCGGTGATCGTAAATGCGCGTGATCCGACTTGTTTAGCCCAACGACTGTCCAAAAACTCATCTGCAGCAATTTCGTAGTCTTCAGTAGCCATTGCCGCTAAAGCCTTTTTAAACCCCATCAGTCGAGACAGTCCGACATTAAAGCACAAATCAGTTAGCGCATCTTTGCGAACTTCATCTAGTTCAGAGTACCAAGGGAACGCCCTAATTAATTCTGCGCTGACTCTCTTAATATCATTGCCTAATAAGTAATCAATCTCATCATCAGATAATCCGATACCGCCTCCTTTGTCTATATTGCGACCAACGCCAATGGTGATTTTATCTGCTGTACATTTATAAGCGTGCGTTTCCACGCCTTCGTGTTTTCTAAGCATATCAATAATAATGCTCATGTTTAATTCCTCATGTAAACTGCAATTCCAAACAAAAGTCCCATTGCTATAATCATACAAATACCTATATTGATAGCCAATGAAATATCTTTTTGTAGTTTGTTGTTTCTTCTAATACGAGCATTAATCTTCTCTTTCTCTTCTTCTTTTCGCTGCCTGTGCCACTCAGCTTCAAATTTTACAAAATCGCTCCAGCCATTTAGTCGGCTCTTTTTTAAATGGAATTCAAGCTGAGAACGCCTAACTCTCTCTTGCTCTGCAAATTGGTACGCTTCTAGGGCTGTGCCACGGCTATTTGCATCTCCAGCTTTATCTTTTACTTTCTGACTTGCTGACAGGTAGTCATTCATTTGACTACCTATCTGGTACAGTTGCTTGCCGTTTTTCAAAAGGGTGCTCACGGTCTTAAAGGCCAAGTTGGCAGCGGCAATCTCAATTAGCATATCCACAACCTCCGTGCGTATATTTCTTGCGTCAATTCATAGGGAGCGCTTGCTGGCTGAACTATGAGATAGTCTTGTAGCTGATACTCAACTCCTAGCGCCTCAATCGTGTAAACCCCGGTAACCGGGGCTTGAGTCGGAGATATGTGAACTGGGTATAGTTCTCCTGGTTCAATTACATTAGTTATCTAGCTGCATCTCTTTTTCTTACGGATTCTTCTACCTCTTCATCAGAGAAGTTAGAAGTTTTATCTTGACTAGATAATCCTTTGCCAGTAGTAGCCGCGCCTAAAATAGTCGCAGCTTCAGTCCTGCCAATGTTCGTGGCTCTTGGGACAGCTTTCGCAGTATAGTCTTCAAGAAGCTTAACAACTGCAGCGACTTCTTCTGGAGATTCAGACATCAACATTTTTGCCATTTTCTCTTGAACCTTTTCAGGTATTGTAGCTCGCTGCAATACTCTCACAGCCATGCTCATAAGACCGCTAATCGGGTTAAAGCTAGACTGAATAGCGTCTCCAGCTGCTTCTGCAGCGCCAGTATTTGACTCTAGCTGATCAACTGCAGCTTTTCTTGCTTGTGTTGGAGATCCGCCAAGAACCTTGCCGGCTCTCTCATAAAGCTGCTTTTCTCTTAAAAGAGCAGCCTCTAACAAGTCATATCCTGATTTATTTGTATTCGGGAAAAGAAGTTGTATTTTAGCTCTCATATCTGGAGAGCCAATTATTCTTTTTGCATAATTAGCTTCATTTGATGGAGTTGTGATTTTATTCAGAATGCTTCTTGTGGCGCCAATTGCAAAAACTTCTCTTTCAGCTTGGCTAAAGTCATTTAACAGTTTAGAGACTTGCTCTGGCGCAAAACCTGGCTTGCTGAAATCTGAAAGTCCTAGCTCTAAAGCCTCGACAACTTCAATGTCACCCTTATAAACATTTCGAGCATTACGGTAAGCTGACACGCCGTCCACTTCGGTAACTTCATCTAGTATATTTATATACTTCTGGCGTAGACTTTTTAAAGCGTTAGCCTGCGCTGGAGCCATCCCATTACCATCGAAGCCTTTGCGAATAACATCGTCCAAACCTCTCTTTATGTAGTCAAGAGTTCTTACATCAGGAATCTCGCCTTCTCCCTGCAGCATAAATCTATAGCCGTCTCCTCCTGCTAACATATCAGCATCCATTTCATACTGTGAAATTTCTTTTGCTCTTTTATATGCTTCTTTAAATGCCGGGTTGTTTTCTAATAGATTAAGTATGCGAGGATCGTCCACGGCTCCGAATGCGTAAGCTTTATCGTATACATCGTCAGCGTTGCGCCTTAAATTGGTTATTAGATTATCTTGTGTCGCATAAAAATTATCATTACTTACTGCGTCTTTAACCTGCTCTCCAACTCTAGCTCTAGATCCAGAGCGCATGCCTTCTAATGTGTCTTGAATTATTACTGGTGAGTCGCCTCTTCCAGCTGTGTTAACAGCGTCTGTTAGATTGGTAAGCTGTCGAGTTGTTGTTCCGATTGTGGCTGGAACACCTAGATATGCGTCTGCCTGCATCGTATTAACGACATCTTGCATAGTGCCACCATTGCTTGAAACCGCATCATAAATACGTTTAATAGCGCCTATATCAGTCATTGATTCAGTAGCAATTAATCGTTCTTTAATTGCATTCCACGCAGCTCCACCGGCTCTGGCTGAGAGAGGAATTCCTGCGCCAAGAACTGATCCAATAACAAGTCCGACTGCGCCGCCTTCAAATCTATCCCCTGGATTGCCAGCTCCTACTCCACTAACTATTCCGCTGCCGCCTCCGTACACCATGCCCTTTCCAATGGTGTTTTTAGGCATAGGGACAGATTTTGCTGCCGTTGTTCCTAGTTGCCTTAACTTATTTAAAGCGCCAGTAGTACGAGCTGCAGCCACAGCAGTGCCTGCCGTACTGGCCCCTCCAGTAAACGGAGCTGCAATCAATGAAGCAGCCAGAGGAATAAACCCGCCTCCAATTTCTCCCATCAAGGCTGCTTTAGGATTATCATTCGCAAACTGTGTGTAGCTGTCATTAATCATGTTCAGCTCTTCTTCGTAAGTCTCATCGCCAGCAAGTGTTCTGATGCGAGCCTCAAGCTCATCGCCCCAGTCCATAGCCAATCCTTTACCAAGAACTGCGCGAGACATATTTCCCCAATAATTATCAGCCATTACTTAGTCTCCACTGTTTTATCTCTGGTCGCATAGCTACCATCTCTGATCTTTACAAGTTTAGCCTTGTTCCTGTCTCGCTCACGTATCATCATTTGAAGAGCTTGATCAATAATATCTCTACGAGCCTCAAGGCTCATAGAGTTTAGACCTTGCAAATCTAGGTTAGCTGCGCGCTCTCCGTCTGATATGTTGCCTCCAAATGTAGCCTTTAGAGTTGCTAGCGCGCCTTTAGATAACACATTCATAAGTTTTTCAGTGGCTATATACTTTGGATCGGTCGGATCAATTTTGCCTTTAAGGAACTTAGATACTGTGTCACCAAGACTATTAGTGTATGACTTATCATTAAGCTCAAGAGCCTGTTCTAGAAGCGCAATAGCACTATTTTGACCTACGATATACTTGTCAGTCTCAACAGACAGATCTAGCTCAGGCTTAGTTAATCTATTCGCTTGGTCTGCAAGAGTCTTAATCTCTAGATCTTTTCTAGCTTGTTCTCTTTCGTAATAGTCTGTTACATACTTAATGTAGTCTTCGTCACCTCTTTTGTATCCCAAGTCAGAGGCAGCTTTTGCTGCTACAGTTTGAGGAAGACTTTTATTATTGTCTGATTCCCATTGACGCTTTTCTTTCTCTGAAAGAATGTCATACGCTCTTTCTTGAGTTAATAACATTCTTTCGTTTTCTGTTGTTAAGAACAGCTCTTGAAGATTCCTGTTATAGTTTCGCTCATCTGTCTGCAGTAATGTGGCTGTAGCAAGCTGCTCTTTAAGAAGATCCATACCAAATCTAGAGTTCTCCAGAAGAAGTTGATTTCCTGTGCTTTGTGCAGCCCTACGCTCTGCTTCTATATCACCCAAAGCTCCACTGACATTGCTAAGCCCATCAAAGAAATTGCCAGACTGCGTAGGCTTTCCAAACGCTGCTGCAATTCGGAACCACTTTTCTGACTCTGATGGACCCTTGCTTTCTTGGCCCGCTAGATTGGCCATGGCCTGTTGATACGCACCTACGCTCGTATTATATTCTTGACCTAAAGATTCTATTCCTACGTCTTGGCTTGTTTTTTGGCTGTTCTGGAGCATTTTTCGCATGGCTATAACATTAGGCGACATGGCGGGTGTTGGCAACGTAGCCTCTTCAATCAAGGCGTCCATGTCCAGAGGATCGCCCTCTAAAGTTGTATCAGGAGCTATTAAAGTTTCTTCTTCAACCTCAAACTCTCCACCAGGACCACCTTCACGATAGCCTTTAACTGGGCCGCCGCGTGCCAATCCAGTCCTATATCCAGATTTAGCACCTGTGGTGGCAGAGTTGGTGTATTTATTAACTGTATTAGTGTTGTTATCAGATTTATTGTCATTTCCTCTATCGTAAGAATCTTGATCATATATTAAGGACATAAGTGCCTCTTCATTGCCTAACCCACCGACTGTATTAAGAGTATTACCCATACCATTATTAACATTTGAACTCGTTATATTTGCCGCTGCTGGCCCAGGGTTAGCAACTGCTGTAGACGGTATCTCCCCTACTGGGGTACCTGCTGGATTTACATAACTAGAATCAGTAATGTTGCTAGAAACAAGACTGTTGTCATTGTTATTGTTAAACAAATTAGTGAGAGCGCCAGCAATGCCACCCGTATCAATATAATTACCGATACCTGTGCTTAAATCGTTCACAAACCCCTGACCATATTCTTGAGCGCCTTTGAATACATTCATCAAGTTGCCTTGATCATTATTTTCATATGCGGTGTTATACCTATCTTCTGGGCCGCGCATTTCTAGCCTTGCAGCACGGTTTGCATCAAGAACGGCTTGATGAGCCGCAACCATGTTCGAATCATCATAAGCATTGCCACCTCCACCGCCATTACCACCACCGTTGCCGCTACCATTGCCACTATTGTATCCTAGCTCACCACCTTGTTGCTCAACCCAATCTAAGTCGGCAACGATTTGATCCCACGATTTACCAGTAGAGGAGTCACTCATGTTGTCCAATAATGCTTGGCTATAATAGTCTAATCCGGGAGTACCGATCTGACGGCCAAGATTATCGACATACTCATTGTTTAATTGCGATTTTATATAATCGGGGTTTATGCGATAACCACCGTTTGATGCCATAAACTTTTCCCCTGTAACGGGGTTTGTATGCTCAACCATGGCCATGGTATTCATTGACCCTTCAGGCGGTGCGATCATCCAATCAGGAAGTTGATTTGTACGCGGCATAAACTCACCCGGCATAGACTCACCCGGCAGTAATTGTTCTATAGGAAAATTAGTTCCACTGTCTGGGTAAACGGTATCAATCGGCATCATCGGCGGCCCGCCGGGCGATATAAACTCAGGCGGCATTACTTCATCAACTGAAAGTTTATTATCGTAATCGACAATATCATAAGCATTACTTGCTGGATCAAGAGGTCCAGCGCCGTAGGCTGGTGCGCCTAAGAAATTTCCGAAGTAATTTCCAGACTGATTCATCAGGTACTGGTTGCCCGTATTATTGATACCTCGTTGGAACAACTCTGTGTCTGCGTTTCTAATGAACGCATTACGCTCAGCATCGTTTACCTGTCGATTTTCGTCATCGTAAACTCTTTGTCTTTCTTCAGGACTAGGTCCATAGCCAATCGCCATTGGATACATTTTGTTGTTATTCTCATTCTCTCGACCCAAATACTTCTCATACATTTCATTTACAGTATTAGGAGCTACGCGCTTAGAGCCTGCGAATTGCTTATTGGCGTACATGGGAGTGCCTGCAAGACGTTGATCGTACTGAGCAGAGTAGTTGTCATAAGCGGCTCTATCGTTTACATTATTAAGATCATATTTAGATTTTAGGTCATCATAATTATTTTTTCTCGTCTTATAATTAGCTATTTGATCGTCTTCAGATATTAACTCACCCGCAGCATTTACTTTTTCTTTGTCGTAGTTAAAATCTTCAAGAACTCCAGGATTTTTAACCCCTGCATATCCAAGCTTAGCCGCCGAACCTACGCCGTACTGTTTCTTTAATTTATTTAGATTAAAGCCCATGTCAAACTCCTATTATCCTGGATTCAAGCCTTTATACGTTGCAAAGCCAGAGGCCAATTGCGAAAGAGGTGAATTATTGTAAGTTGCGCCAGTCGTGCTGCCAGATGTTGTTGTTCTTCGATCTGTAATTGGAGCCATTCCTCGAACTTGTGTACTGAGCCAATCCATCTGCTGCTGTGGGTAAAGCTGCTGGTTCATGAATTCTCTCTCTGCAGCTGACAATTCTGTTTGGAGCTGCATTTGCTCTGATTTTCCTGCGGCTTCAAGAGCGGCGAGATCTTTGTAATTAGCATCTTGAGACGTTGTTGCCATATTAGCCATACTAGTCAATGCGCCCATCTGGCGTTGCAGGTCTTGAGCCTCGGCTTGCTGAACTTGCGAAGCTGCATTTAAGCCAAATTGCTGCTGACTTTGACCAGCTCCAGTACGTGCCTGAGCTAAGTTTCCAAGCTGAGACATTTGTTGTCCAGTCAGCTGACCCATAGTTTGACCTAACTGAGCTTGACGATTTGCGTCTTGACCCATCATCTGACCCGCTGTGGAAGCTGCTTGCATCTGACGACTTGCATCTTGACCAGTCAGCTGGCCTGCTTGTTGACCTAAATTAGCGTACTGAGAAGCACCTTGCAGTGTGCGACCTAAATCAGCGCCGGAAATGCTTCCTACTGTACCGGCAAGACTAGCCTGACGAGCCTTGTCAGCAGCTGAAGCTTGCATCGCTTGAGCGTAACCTTGCTGCATCATCGGAGCCTGCTGCCTTAGAACAGACTCTTGCGTGTCTCTTAGAGCCCTAGATCCAAATTCACCCATGCCTCGACTGCCAAATTGTCCGGCTCTTATAAACGAGTCAGAAACTCCGGGAAGCAAGTTCTCGGTCAAATTCCTAGTACCTTGCTGTGCCAGCGCATCCATGACATTGGTCTGATACGGATTCATGTACTGATCGATATTCGACACAGAAGACTGAGACGCCTGCTGTAAATAAGGATTAGCCGCATTAAGAGCTTTGTCAGCTAATGCCTGAGCAGTGGTGCTCTGAGATTGGTTTATGTACGGATTCGCCGCATTCATGCCACTAGCCGATGTTCCAGCCTGAAGATACGGGTTAGACGCATTAGACGCGCTCATACCTGCCGCTTGAGTTAAGTAGGGAGATGCTGAGCCAGAAATATCTAACGCACCAGCTTGATCAAAAAGCTTTTGCCCAGCGTTTAGATTCTGACCAACCAGATCGTCTCTTAAATAATTAGCTTGAGCAGTGCCCAACGCTCCAGCAGTTCCTGCTGTAGACATGCCTTCCATGCCAGTTTGAGCTTTACCGAAATTTTCTTTATAAGCTCCTTGTGCGTTCTGAATACCAGTGTAGGCTTGCTGTTGCAGTGGAGATAATTCAGCAACAGTAGGCAATGCATACGCCTCATAAGGTTTATTAGCTATGTTTGTAGCCCAATTTACTTGGTTGTAAATCGCATCCTGCATCCACTCTGGCGTTTCACTGGTACTGGCGCTATAAGATGTTGCACTTTGAGGGCTTCCTTCAAAAATACTACCCATTTGATGCTCCTTTTAAATACTGTAATGGGGATTTAGCGTTAGGACTAAACTTTCCTTTAGCTAAGACTTTGCCTTTGTGAGATCGGATATTTTCTCTCATTGTATCAAGTGCCGCTGCACCTGCTTTGCTAGAGCCATCGCCCAGCATAGCAACAGTCTCTGCATCAACTACAAACTCGCCATCGGACAAATAAGCTGGTATTTCATCAGATCTACCTGTACCTCCACCTCTTACATAGCGAGATGCTTGGCTTAACGGACCGCCTTGATTCATACGCATCGGGCCGCCTCGATAGTAACCGTTAAAACCATCGCCCGTAGACTGCATATTATACTGTCCAGAAGTCATATTGTTAAAATTCCCCGCCATATACTCCGTCAAAGACATATTAGCTCGGTTGGCGTCAGCCCGAATGGCATCCCAGTCCCAAGACTGAAGAGGTCTATTAAAGTATTCTTTTTGCTGTGGAGACATTTTCTCAATAGCCATACTAACATCTTCAGGAGCTTCTATGGCTCCAGCGGCCAAAATTCCTAAGCCAGTAGTCCTTAAAGGATCTTCTTTCAAGTAGTCCATAGCGTTGGCAAGGAATCCCTGCTCAGGCAAAGCCGGGCTATTACCAGCAGTTCCTAACCTGTAGGGCTCTGCAGCAACATTTGGAGAGCTCATTATTCCAGCAGTAAAGTCTTCTCCAAGAGGAGACTGGGCGCTCGAAGCAGCAGCAAATGTGTCTGGCGTATTAGGAATGCCGTTTGTGTAAGCTTGACCGTCATAGTAGCCAGTGATTTTGTCTCCACTAATCTTGTTGACTAAAGGACCGACGCTGTCATTGCCTTGCATTCTAAACTGGAATCCTACGTCTTTATTGCCGCTGTAATCTTTACGGCCAGCAAATGTGTTTTTCTCGTCTTTTAATCCACTAACAACAGACTCAGATGGCTTAGGACGAGACAACAAAGACTGTCCTGCAGTAAATAGACCTGCTGTCGCTCCACCAACAACAGCTTCTTGAGGCTTGTAGCCTGCAGTGAGCATGTTACCAGTTTGATCAACGCCAGTTTGAAATGCATTAGCTAGTGTTGACTGAGGTCCGGCGCTAGAGCCTGTTCCTGCAAAGTTTTTGAGAAGCTGTCCACCTGCGCCTTGTAACGCACCTTGAGCAAAACCCTCTCCTGAAATAGCTCCTGCTGCACCGCCGACTAAACCGCTTCCCAGCGTTGCTATTGCTCCTGGTGATGTTAATCCTAAACCAAGACCTTTATTAACAGCTTGACCTGCTGCACCACCAACGCCTCCAGAAATACCACCCATTACTGCGCCACGTAAAGGGTCTCCACCAGTCAATGCTGCTGTGCCTGCGCCAAGAACTGCGTTGCCTGCAATTGCCGAACCCATAGAGCTCATAAAGCCCATAGCCTCACCAATACCCTTCGCTAGCGGACCACCAAAAACCGTCAGAGCAACAGGAAGAACCGTCTTGAATATCTTTTTTAAACTTTTATATTCTACTAATCCAGTGTTTGGGTTTGTCGTGCCTTGGCCACCCATCCTTCGTAACACTTCAGCTTCACGAGGATTAATGTGGGCCAGCATACTGTCACCACCTTGCCCTTGATTAGCTAAATGTCTTCCAGCGACCATTAGACCGCCACGGGCAAAACCTTGTGCCGTACCTCGATCTTGTAGTCCGTAAAGTGCAATCAGAATAGATATAATA